CAAAGCTGTATCTTCCACAGTCTCATAATCTACCTCTGCTGTTTCCATATCAAAGTAGGAAACATTAACAACAGTGTATTTTGTATCTTTACTAGCACTTGAATAAGAAAAACCAGCTTCAGAAACATTACTTAAATTGTAGATATAACTTGCATCTGTGGGTTTATCGCAACTTATGTTTACTGCCCCTGCTGAATAAAAAGGCATTGCTCTCATAACAGAGGCAAGATTATTTATGGTATCGTATGCGGCACGTTGGCTGTTTAAAACCACATTACAAGAAAATCTAGCCTCCGTACCACCAGCCCCATCGTCTACTTGCTCGCTTGCATATTGACTTGCAGAGAAAAAGCTAAAAACATCTAATGATGATTCTGCAATATGATCTCCAAAACCTTTAGAAGTCGTCAATAAATCATATAAGATCCAAGCTGGATCATTTGAATATTCTTTATCTGTTTTAAAAGTTCCATTAAATGTACCGCTATAGCTTATAGATCCGTCAGACCTTACAGTTCCATTATGAGGTATTTCTGTAAAAGATGACCATTGAAAACTATTTTGCAGCGTTGTTTCTGTGCTGTCTGCTGTGGTTCTATTTACTCTGATAGTGACAGGAAAACTAGTCCCAGATGGGAGATTAATTTTATAATCCCTGAAATATGTGCTTGCAGTTCTTCCTTTTACAGTGTCAGTTATAACAGTTGTTGTTGTTCCATCGTTTTCTATAGTTTGAATTGTAAGAGCAACTTGAGCGCCATTTATGTCGCCATTATCCTCAAACTTTTGAAGTGTTGGAAAACCAAGCGTCACTCTAACAGCATCAATATTCGTATCTGTTATCTGCCTTGAGACTGGTGTTGATTGTGTTACTACTACACCCACGCTGGTTTCTGATTCTGTTTCTGATATACCAGCAATCGCTGTTTGGTCTGAAGTTCCAAATCTAGGCTCAAAAGAAATATTCTGAAAGTTAAAATCTTCATCATTTGGACTTGTACCAGCCGCTTGTTGTAGTACCTGAGTATTGTTTAAAAATACGTCTTTGAGAGCAGATGTGTTATATTCAGTCGAACCTTTACTACCTGTAGCACTAGGAAAGCCCTCTATCTCTCCTGACCCTAGTAATTCAATCAGGGTTTGAAATTGCTTTGATTGAAGTGCATCTTTGGGTAAGTTAGGATCTGAAATACCCATAAATTCTGCAATAGCAGGAAACATACCTGATGCGATACCACCAAAAAACGGCATTATGTTGTACCCTCCACTTGAACAGTATCAATACCAGAACTAATTACAACTGAACCTGTAAAAACTTCTCCATATATTATTGGGATTGGAACACCAGCTTTTGCTACGTTTTGAATTGACCCAAAACCAAAAGATTGGAATGTAGGATCATTCTGTGAAAAGCTATCAGCCATAACACCGCTTGCAATATCTTGTCTTGGCATTAAAAGATTTGAGGCTTCATTTATTAACATATTTGTACCAATAGCAGTAAAAACAGGAGCAACCATTGAACCAATAGTCAAGCCAGCAATCGTAGTTCCACTGCCTAAAGCTGTAAACAAACCTCCAACAACAACATTCTTTGCACCTATAGCAATAGGAATAATTTGTATATCTTCATCACTTTGTAAACTTAATAAATCCTCTGTTATCTCCATACCGCCCATTTTTATCTTATAAAACTGATTCATCA